TGGCGATTGCTCCACGGGTGCTGCCTCTGGCTTGTACTCCACGGGTGCTGCCTCTGGCGATTGCTCCACGGGTGCTGCCTCTGGCTGGTACTCCACGGCAGAAGTAAGCGGAAAAGATAGTATTGCCGTTGCTAACGGTTACAAAAGCAAGGCTCGTGGGGCAATCGGCTGCTACATCGTCTTGACCGAGTATGATGATGACGGCAATATGCTGCTGGCCAAAATGGCAAAGGTTGACGGAGCCGTTATCAAAGAAAACACCTGGTACACGCTCAAAAACGGGGAATTTGTGGAGTGGAAGCCATGAAGAAACATTACAACAAGCGCTGGCTTGAACAGCGTTGGGATGCAAGGCAGCCGGAGCGGTTGGAGCACATCCGGATGAAGCGGCAGCTGAGAGAAAAAAGGAGGGGTGCGGCAGTGAAGCCGAGCATGGGAATCGCAGAGTGCTGCCAGATCATGCGTGATAACAACATTTCAGTGAGCGAGCCGATCTTTACCGGTATGATTCAGGCCGGTAGCTTCCCGGCATGGGCGGTGCCGTCTATTGACACCAAAAGCGCCGCCCCGCTGATCTCACGCGCCGGATTTATGGCGTGGGTGAAGGATTTTTACAAGCTCGAAAAGGTTTACACAAAGGAGGATCCGAAAGAATGAAACTCAAATCCACCACTTACTACTGGCTGGCCGTCATTTTAGGCGGCGTTGGAATGGGCGCAGCTATGGGTGCAGAGGGCACCGCGCAGACCACAGGATACATCTCCGGCACGCTGTTTGCGGTGTCGCTGGTGCTGATTTTGGCCGCTGTTCTGCTGGCTCGTCTGGGCTTTGCCGCAGAGGACAGGGAGAGAGCCGCAAAGCGGCGCAAGTACGGCAAGATCAACCGCACCCACGCCCGCAACCAGGAATACCCGGAGAATCAGGAGCGTGGGGCATGATGACGGCCAAAGAGTACGTTGAGGGCAAAGTCAAATCCTACACGCGGCTTGCCGAACGCTGCAGGCAAGAAGCCGAAGCCTCAGACGACATTGTTGTCCGGGCCGAATACTCCGCACGGGCAAACGTCTGGGAGATGTGCGCCGAAGAAATGGACAACGTGTGGGAGATGCTGCAAGAGGAATCCGGGGAGATCACGTATGCCTGACACTGTCCACCATGTCATGTGGTACACCGTGTATGATGCAAAAAAAGAGCCTGCCCGTGCGCCAACACGGACAAGCCCAAAGGGTGATGAGTCTCGCTGCCCATCACCACAAAAATAACATAAAACAGGAGGTTTTACAAGTGGCACTTTTGAGAATTTACGATGTGAAGCAAGAGCCTCCAGCGCTTGTTTCGCAGCAGCAATTTCCGGTTACTTCGGATGCAATTGTGATTGCCGATGAACTGGCAAAGAGAAAGCCAGAACGGCTGTACAAGGTGCTTGACGCCGATATGAATGTTGTGTATGCGAGGTGAATATTTATGCAAGAAGAATTGACCGTCCGGGTGGAACGCCCGGAACTTCCCGCGATTCGGTGGAATGAAGCTGAGGTGCAGCAGAACCTGACCGAGATGCTGGCCGCCTACACCGGCCGCGTCTACACCTTGGAGACCATCAAGGATGCCAAGGCCGACCGCGCCGCAGTGAACAAGCTGGACAAGCAACTCAGTGATGCCGCCCGCAGCGCAAAGGCCTTTTACATGAAGCCGTTGGAAGAGTTCTTGCAGAGCGCCAAGCAGATGCAGGGCCAGTGTAAGGCCGTCTCCGGTGCCATTGACCAGCAGGTCAAGGCGGTGGAAGAAGCCGAACGGCAGGACAAGGCCGACGCCCTGCGGACTGTCTATGCGGACTGCATCGGCGAGCTGCGGGAGATGATCCCATTTGACCGCCTGCTTGTGCCCCAGTGGCTCAACAAGACCTATGATCTGGCAAAGGCCAGCCGGGAGCTGCGCAAGAGCGTGGAGACCCGGCGGGAGGAGCTGCGGCTCATCCGGGAGAACTGCGGCGAGGACACCGAAGCCTGCACCACCGAGTATCTGCGTGAACTGAATCTAAACGCCGCCCTCGTGGAGCACAGCCGCCGCCAGAATGCCCGGGACGCACAGCGCCGCGCAGAAGCCGAGAGAATGGCCGCAGAGCGGGCGCAGGCCACCGCTCCGGTCGTTATCCCTCCGACCGATGAAGAACGCCAGATCACCGCAGAAGCAGTCCAAACGGCGCAGGCCAATGCAGCCATCACGCCGGATGGCAGGTTGGATTTCAGCATGCTTCAGAAATTCGCAGAGCCGGCCGCACCGGCCCGCAAACGCTATTCCTTCTGGGTGGAGTTCACACCGGAGGACATCGCATGGTTCAAGCAGGGAGCCGTAGAGCGCGGCTTCCGCTATGGTTCGATCAAATAATTTTGGAGGTACTTACTTATGGCGCTTACTCGTCCCGGCGCACCCGCGCCTACTTCGTCCGTTTCCAACGCACAGTCTCTGGCAAACCGTTCCGTTCAGAATGCCAACCGTGCAGGCAGCACCGCTATGCAGGCCGCATCCCCGTCCGTGCCGGTGGAGATCACCGGTGCTGACGGTCAGCACTTCACTGTGAGTTTTGGAGACGTGCGCAACTTCATTTGCCCCAAGGCCACTGACGCCGAATGCAAGATCTTTCTGGAGACATGCAAGCAGTATCACCTGAACCCCTTTACCAAAGAGGCTTACCTGATCCACTACGACAACAAGAACGATGACACCGCCAGCACCATCGTGCTGGGCAAGAACTGCTACATGCAGATGGCCGAGCGCAACCCCAACTTTGACGGCTTTGAAGCTGGCGTGATCGTCCTGACCGCAGATGGCCAGCTGCTGAACCGTGAGGGATCTATTGTCTATGATGGAGACTGCAGCAAGACCCTTATCAGCGGGGAGACCCTTATCGGCGGCTGGGCGAAGGTCTACCGCAAAGACCGTACCCGCGCCAGCTACGAGGAAGTCAAGCTCAGTGAATACGACACCGGAAAGTCTCTTTGGAACGGCAAAAAGGCTACCATGATCCGCAAGGTGGCGCTGGTGCACGCTTTGCGTGAGGCATTCCCGTCCACCTTCGGCGCTCTGTACGATGAGAGCGAGGTGCGCGTGGACGCCGAAAGCACCGCCCGCGAGGTTCCGCCCGAAGAGCTTCCGGTGCTGGATCCTTACGCAGGATCCAACCGCCACTGCAAGACGGCAGGCACGCTTATCCCGGCTCCGGAAGCGCCTGCGGAAGACCAGCCCGCTGATGACCCGTTTGGTGGTGATGATGCATGATCGTCCAGACCAAGAACGGCATCATGCTGCACGGCGAGATTTCCAAAGACCCGGTACTCCGGGACGCCGGGCAGAAGCGGGTTCTGAAGTTTGATCTGAAAGCCAGCCGCACACAGGATGAATCCGGCAAGTGGCAGAGCTTCTTTGTGGGCGTGAACCTCTGGCACGGCATCGACCAGTGGGATGGGATGCTGCAGAAAGGCGATCCAGTCACGGTTTTTGCCCAGAAGCTGAAAGAGCGGGAGTATAACGGCAAGATCTATTACGACGTGGACGCGGATGATGTTCAGCCCGGCGGGCTGGTGACATTCCGCTGGCTGCAACAGATGATCGACCTGATGGCACAGCCCGGCCCGCCGCTGGAACCCGCAGAACCGGCAGCAGAACCGGAAGACCTGAAGGGTGCGCAGATGTACTCCGGTGAAACGCTTTCGGATTACGCACCGCACACCACTGCCGCGCCGGAACCGGCTCCATCTGCCGAGTACGATCCCATCAACGATGATGCCGAAGACCTCCCCTTCTGATTTTGCAAGCTGTGCTATCTGGCTATACGGGCGTGCAAAAACGAGAAAGGAGGTGGAGTATGCCGGAGAAAAGACGAACCAGCTTTATTTTGCTTTTGGAGCACGTTCACACGATGGAAGAACTGACAGATGAAGAGTTTGGACAGTTTATCCGTGCGTATGCAGCTTACGTCGAGAACGGAACAGAACCGGATTTTACAGACCGCTCCATGCGGATGATGTGGAAAACTGTAAAAGCATTTGATGAAATGAACGTACAAAAGTATTCCAGCACATCCGAAGCACGGCAGCAAGCTGGAAGAAAAGGCGCAGAAAAACGTTGGAAATCTGATGGCAAAGCTATTGATGCCAATAGCAAAAATAGCAAATGCAATTTTGCCAATAGCAAAAATAGCTTATCTGTATCTGTATCTGAGTCTGAATCTGTTTATAAAGAAATATCCCCTAACGGGGATATAAAGAAAGGCGCTAACGCGCCGATACCCACGCCGGAGACCAAAACAGCCAGATTCCACCCACCGGACATGGCAGAGGTCAAGGCGTACTTTGCCGAAAAGGGCGGAACGACAGAGCAGGCCCAGAGGTTCCTGGATTTTTACGAGTCCAACGGGTGGAAGGTGGGTAAGAACCCCATGAAGAGCTGGAAGGCAGCTGCATCCGGCTGGATCTCGCGGGACAAGGAGCGGCAAAAAGCCCCTGCGTTCCAGCGAAACCCGGTGCGGTACGTTTCACGCCCGCCGGAGGAAGCCGAGAAGGCCGGGGATTTCATGAGGGACGCACCGGACCGCACCATGAAGTGGCTGGAGAAGCGGAAAAAGGAGGAAGAGAATGCCCCGATACAAAGTGATCCTTGAGTGCAGCGGCCCGGTTGGAGATGCAGCACTCACCTACCGCATGACGGCTTCCAGTCCGCAGGCGGCAGAATTCAGGGCCTGCCAGATGGCGGGCGACCACTACCCGGAGTATACGGATATTCAGGCCAAAAGAATGGAGGTCGAATCCCCATGACGAACCCGACATGTAAAGACTGCCCCGACCTGCACCCGATCTGTCACGACAGCTGCCCGAAGTACGCCGAGTACAAGCGTCAGCTGAAGGAGCAACGTGCATACACGAAAACCAAGAATGCGGCGGAGTGCATCAGCAAGAACGCATTCAATCAGGAATTTTGGATGGGAGGAAGAAAGCGATGAAGGTACTGATCGCTTGCGAGGAATCGCAGGAGGTGTGCAAGGCGTTCCGCGCCCGTGGCCACGAAGCTTACTCCTGCGATATTCAGGAGCCGTCCGGCGGGCATCCAGAATGGCATATTCTGGGAGATGCGCTCAAGGCTCTGGAGGGGGGGGCAAGTCGTGACAATGGACGGCGTAACGCATGACGTTGGCAAGTGGGACTTGCTCATTGCACACCCGCCCTGCACCTACCTGAGCAACGCAGCAACACGCTCATTCAGCTTGCGTGTCACCCCGGCGGAAAAGGTTGTTGCCCGGTGGGCAGAGCGTGTAAAAGCCGCAATTTTCTTTATGCAGTTCATGCTGGCAGATGTCCCCAAGATTGCAGTCGAGAACCCTGTAGGCATCATGAACACAGCGTACAGGAAAGCCGACCAGATCATTCATCCGTACTACTTTGCAGAAAGCAAGGCAGACACAGAAAACTATCACACAAAGCGCACTTGTCTTTGGTTGAAAAACCTGCCGCCTCTGGGGCGGAAAAACAACCTTCCGCCGCCAGAGCCCGTGTACGTCTCAAATGGGGAAAAGCACAAGAAAATCAGCTGGTGCGAAGGCATACGCGGAACGCAAAACGGCCAAGAGGGCCGGGCAAAAGCCAGAAGCAAAACCGCGCCGGGCATTGCAAAGGCCATGTCCGAACAATGGGGGTAAAAATGAAAAACATTCAGACGGCGCAGAAGTACAAGCCCGGACAGTATATCGTTTCGCTCGATCATCTGATGGAGCAGGAAAGAATTTTCTTTATGGGGAAAATTGTAAACCGGAGTTGGTTTGTAAATTGGCAGTTGTGGTATGTGGATCTGGAGCTTAGTAAGCTGAGTATTCGTGAAGCTGTCAAAAAGGAGGAAGAACATGAAACAGAAAACGAAATCCGAGCTGATGGCCGAATGGGCCAGCCAGCCCGACCAGCTCAAAAGAGAGCGAGAAGTCAAGGCCATCCGCAAGGCGATGGATGATGCCCACGCCGTGATGCAGGACGGGCTGACCCGGTACGTCAAGAAAAAGACCAAAGCCCGCAGCATGGCGAGGGCTGAAGCTGACCCCTTTGCTGAGCTGGAAGGCTGGGAAAGCATGGAGCAGATCCAGGATGCCTACGGCTATGGCGAGATCACCGCTGACAGGCGGGACAAGCTCACTGACTTGTGGGAAGCCCGGGAAGCTGCCAGGAACAGCCGCAAGGGCGCGGACAAGTACCACGACCTTGTGACGGAGATGCTGGAAACGGCCATCCGCCGGGTGGGCAATGAGTACGCAGATATGCTGTTTGAGTATGACCAGAAGCGCAGGGAAGCTGAAAAGCAGTGCGAGCAGCTGGCAATGGAAGGGATGATGAAAAAATGAAAGCTGTTTTGCTGAGCATCCGGCCTAAGTGGTGCAAGAAAATCGCAAACCTGCGGAAGACGGTTGAAATTCGCAAAACTGCGCCAAGCCTTGAAGTGCCGTTCAAATGCTACATCTACTGCACAAAAGCTCCAAAGAAACTCATTACGATTTTCAGAGATGGCGAAGAATCGTATGGCGGAGAAATCTATCACGGAAAGACCAAGTTTATCACATGGGATGGAATTGGTGTGCCTGATGATATAGACAGCGCCATGCAGATGGTTATTGGCGAGTTCGTCTGTGATAAAATCGAAAAGCTCGTCCACATCGGAACGATGATGGACATAAACGTTTTGACATTGGACGGGTGGTATAAACCAGCAGATGCACTGCTTCAAGCGGCTTGCATGACCAAAGCGGAGGCAGAAAAGTATCTCAAAGGCAGGGATGGCTATGGCTGGCATATTTCAGATTTGAAAATTTATGACAGGCCCAGAAGCCTTGACGAGTTCTCGAGATTTGGTTTTTGGGGAATGAACGGAACCGGAGTTTGCGGAAATTATGGTTGCGAAAATTACGAACCGTCCGACAGTTATATGATACCACCGACTTGCAAAATCAACGGATGTTCCGTTTTCCGCCCGCCCCAAAGCTGGTTCTATGTGGAGGACGGCAGATGAAGCTGACCCTCTACGGCGACCCACGCACCAAGAAAAACTCCGCACGCATCCTCAGAAGCCGCTCAGGCGGGTGCTTTGTGGCCCCTAGCAAGGCCTACGTAGATTATGAGACGGACTGCCTGCGGCAAATCAAAAGGCCGCACAGCCCCATTTCTGCCCGCGTGAACGTGAGGTGCGTGTACTACATGAAGACCGCCCGCCGGGTCGATCTGGCAAACCTCATTGAGGCGACCACGGACATTCTGGTGAAAGCCCACGTGCTGGAGGACGACAACAGCACGATCGTTGCCGCCCACGATGGCAGCAGGGTAGAGCTTGACCGGAAAAACCCGAGGGTGGAAATTGAGATTGAAGAAATGGAGGAGTAAAATGAATATTTGGCTTGCTGCATTATGTTCGCTTGGCATACTTGGCGCGAGCGCGATTTTTTTTGCGTTAAGCGCGCGCTTTATTAAATGGGCGGTTGAAAGCGAACACATGGTCGTTTGTTGGTGGGTTGCGCTCATCGCGTGCTGGATTGTGCTCACAATATGCATCGAAGGAGGCGCTGTATGAGCCGCACATGGACATCTGACACTGACGCCCAGAAGCCGGACGGCGGCGTGGACTACCACACGGTCAAGGCGTGGTTCCAGCAGTGCCGGGATATGGAAGCGGCGGTTGAAGCCCAAAAACAGAAGATCCGGCGCATCCGGGACGTGGCCGAAAAATGCACCCAGAGCCTGAGCGGGATGCCTGCGGGTGGCGGCAATGGGGACAAGGTGGGTTTTGCTGTAGAGCAGCTGGACACCGAGCGCCGACAGCTTCAGAGGATGGAGACGGACCTGTGCAATCTGCGTGTCGAGGCCACCCGACGGGCATACTGCCTGATAGCCGAGCCGGAATGCGCCGAAGCGATTTGCGAGCACTATGTCATAGGCAAGTCTCACAAGGAAATCGCAAAAGAAGTCGGCGTATGCGGGGCAGATGTGGTCTACCGGCGAATCAAACACGGATGCATGGCCCTGGCCGAGATATGGAACGAGTTTTCTGACGTGCAAAGTGTACAACATGCACAAGAAAACACAGCGTGATTTTGGAAGGGGTCAGCTCTTTTCAAGTCTGTAAGCTTAGATGTAAAATTCTAATAAGCGGTTCAGCGCTAAGCGGTAGCCGCTTGCCACGCAGCCTCCGAAACATGTCCCTTCTTAGCATTTTCCTCCTTTTCTGTTTGCAGGTATCGGGATTTGCTCTCTCTTCACGTTTCGCGGGCTGCTTCTATGCGAGATTCCGAAACGGCTCCGCTCAGAGCTGCGCAACTTTGAGCGCATCGGGAAGGTTCGAGGCCTTCCTCTCCGCGCGGTTTGACCCCGCGATCTCGCACCATATGGCGCATGGACTAGACAACCCGAAAGGCCGCACGTGCAACCTCCCGTGCCAAGAAAAGGCCTTAGAATCCTTGCCAAGGTGTAGCTTTCCTGACAGGATGTGCGCCAACCAACAGCCCCGGCGGCGAACCGGAGCTGTTTTTATATGGCCGCCTGAGCGCAGTTTGGAGCGCGGCGCGTGTGTGTAGACACGGCTGGTTCGATTCCAAGGGCGGCTTTTATACTCCGGTAGCTCAAGCGGTAGAGCAGCGGTCTCCAAAACCGCATGTTGCAGGTTCGAGCCCTGCCGGGAGTGCTTGCGTGCCCTATGAGGGGGCCGCGCAATAGCGGGGCATCCGGCCGCGAAAGTTCCAGATGCAGCAGTACCCACCGTTTGACGCATGTCCAACGAACTGAATGCATGGGTGCTGCTTATTTTGATATTTTGACCGTTCGGATTTCCGGGCGGTTTTTCTTTTGCATGAGTTTAGAGAGGTGGTGGCGGTGAGCGCGAAGCGGCTGACAGATAAGCAAAAAAAGAAGATCGTTGCTGACTATGTGCAACTCCAAAGCTACCGCGCCGCTGCAAAGTTGAACGATGTTTCAGACGCGACGGTTAAGAAAGTCGTGAAGGAAGATCCGGAGAGTGCGCGTTTGTGTGCACAAAAAAAGCAGGAAAATTCGCAGGATATGCTTTCCTACCTAGAGAGCAAGCGCGGGGAAGCACAAAATCTTCTCGGGCTGTACCTTCAGGCGATGGCAGACCCTGACAAGATCGCAGAGGCAACGCTGCCGCAGCTGTCCACGGCGTTTGGCACCATCGTGGACAAATTTGCTATGCTGGGAGACCAGAGCGGCATAGAAGCCCCGGACGATGGACTGCTGGAAGCTCTGAACGCTGCCGCAGACCTCAGTCCGCCGGATGACGTGGAGATGCTGCCAGAGGAAGAGGATGACCATGCGGAAAAGTAACGGTTTTCGCTGGAAAGCCCTCAGCCAGCGGCAAAAGCAGGTCTTGAGCTGGTGGACACCGCAGAGCGCATACAGCGGCTACAATGGCATCATCGCAGATGGAGCTATTCGTTCGGGCAAGACCTTTGCCATGAGCTTTTCTTTCGTCCAGTGGGCTATGACCTGCTACAGCGGGCAGCAGCTTGCCATGTGTGGCAAGACCATCGCCAGCTTCCGGCGCAACGTGCTGGGGACGCTAAAGCAGCAGCTTGCAGCCCGTGGCTACAACGTCAAGGAACACCGGGCAGAAAACTGTATGACCGTCAGCAAGGGTGGCAAGTCCAACAAATTTTACTTTTTTGGCGGCAAGGACGAGAGCAGCCAGGACCTGATCCAGGGCATCACCCTTGCCGGGGCATTCTTCGACGAGGTGGCCCTGATGCCGCAGAGCTTCGTCAATCAGGCCACAGCCCGTTGCTCTGTCACTGGGTCAAAGTTCTGGTTCAACTGTAACCCGGGCGGCCCGCAGCATTGGTTTTATCTCGAGTGGGTGCGGAAATGCCGTTCCCGCAAGATGATGTATCTCCATTTCACGATGGACGACAACCTGTCACTTTCCGAGGACATCAAGGCCAGATACCGCAGCCAGTACAGCGGCGTTTTCTATCAGCGCTACATTCTGGGCCTGTGGACGGTGGCCGAGGGCCTTGTATATGACATGTTCGACCGCAAGAAGCACGTTGTTGATGTGCTGCCGGAGCTGTCTCCAAAGAGCGCTTATGTGGCTTGCGACTTTGGCACCCAGAACGCAACGGTTTTTTTGCTGTTCCAGAAGCAGGCAGATGCAGACTGCTGGATCGTCACCCAGGAGTACTACTACAGCGGCCGGGAACAGAAGCGGCAAAAAACCGTGGGCGAGTACGTCACAGACCTCAAGGCGTGGCTGAACGGCCTCAAGCCTGAGAGGATCATCGTTGACCCCTCTGCCCTGCCCCTGATTACGGAACTGCGCAAGAATGGATTTACCCAGACCCCCGCAAACAACGATGTTCTGAGCGGCATTCTGGACGTGCAGACCATGCTGCATACCGGGCGGCTGAAGATCTACAAAGACTGCAAGCACACGCTGGAAGAATTCGGCGTGTACGCTTGGGATCCGGATAAAGACGACACCGTGCTAAAGGTCAACGACCACTGCATGGACGCTATCCGCTATTTCGTGCGCACAAAGCGCCTTGTGAAACTGAGGGATTGATTTTGAGCACTACATACACATTTCAGACTTTCCAGCAGGCGCAAGCCGCCGGGGAGCAGCCTGATTTCATCCGGCGCTTCGTGCAGCAGCACTGCGCTTCCAAGCCCTACAAGATGGCTCTGGACGCCGATCTCTACGATGCCCAGAAAAACCCGGGCGCTGAACGCTTCGCGCAGGCTTACGCTTTGATGCTGAAGCGCCTGTCCAAAAACACCAAGCAAGACATCCTACACCCCGATATGGTCAAGAGCAATCTTTTCCGGCGGCTCAACAAGCAGCGGGCGACATACTCCCTCGGCAACGGCGTGGTCTTTGCGGACGATGGCGTGGACAAGGAGAGGCTGGGGCAAAACTTTGACGAGCAGATCCAGAAAGCCGGATATTTCGCCCTGATCCACGGCGAGAGCTTTGGCTTCTGGAACAGTGACCATTTGGTGGTTTTCAAGCTGACCGAGTTTGCGCCCCTGTACGATGAAAAGACAGGCCTTTTGCAGGCGGGGGTTCGCTTCTGGCGGCTGAATTATGACACGGATATGCACTATATCCTGTACGAGCTGGACGGATTCACTGAGTACACGGAAAGCAAAATCGGCAATGTGATGCAGGAGACAACGCCGAAGCAGGCATACAAGAGCGTAACCGTCACCACACCCGGCGGCGGGCTGGAAAGCGTGGAGGGCGAAAACTACAGCGCTCTTCCCATTGTGCCGCTGTGGGGATCCGACCTGCACCAGAGCACGCTTGTGGGCTTAAAAGCCTACATTGACAACACCGATTTGGTGATGTCCGGCTTCTGCAATGACCTGCAGGACTTTTCGCAGATCTACTGGCTGTGCGAGAACTTCAACGGCATGACGGACGACGAGCTGCAGGAGTTCCTTGTCAAGCTGAATTTGTACCACATTGCAGGCGCAGACACCAGCGAGGGCGGCAAGATCACCCCCTACACCACCGAGATCCCTGTGACGGCCCGGCAGGCTCTGTTGGAGCTGCTCCACACACGGGTGTATGAGGACTTCGGCGGTCTGGATGTGCATTGCGTCAGCGCGGACAGCACCAACGACCATCTGGATGCGGCCTATGAACCGCTGAACCAGAACGCGGACGACTTCGAGGCTCAGGTCAAGCCGTTCATCCGGCAGATCTGCGCACTGGCTGGCTTTGACAACGCTATGCCGGCATTCAACCGCAGCAAGATCACAAACACGGCCGAGCAGGTCGCAACAGTGATTTCTGAGGCGCCGATCATCGGGCAGGACATGGCCATTGACCTGCTGCCCAACCTGACCCCGGAACAGAAGGAGCAGGCAAAGGCCGCGCTGATGGCTGAGAGCGCAGCACGGGAGACCGTGGACGAGGAGGAGGACGACGGTGATGAAACGTGATTTCTGACCGTGACCGCATCTCTACCCGTCAACTGAACCGCCTGCGCCGCCGCATTTTGCGGGTGTACGGCACTGCCCGCCGGGAGATGCAGGAGCAGCTTACCGAGTTTCTGGCAAAGTACAAAGCTTTGGACGAACGCAAGCGGGCGCAGCTGGATGCGGGTGAGATCACCGAGGACGATTACCGCATCTGGCTGCAAAATCAGGTCTTTCAGTCCGATTTGATGCGGGCCAAGCTGGACGGCATCACGCAGACCTGCACCACAGCCCAAGAGACGGCCTACAAGCTGGCCCGGGACGAGCAATACAATATCTTTTCCTTCGGCGCAAACTGGGCTTTCTACGAGCTGGAACAGGCCGCAGGTGTGACGTTCGGGCTGACCCTGTACAACACCGAAGCGGTCAAGCTCCTGCTGAAGGAGAACCCCCGCATGGTGCCCAATAAGCGCATCAAGAGCGAGAGCAACCGCACCTATGACGCCCGAGTCTTCAACCGCTACGTCATGCAGGGCATCGTGCAGGGCAAGAGCGTCCACGACATCGCCGTGCAAGCAGTGAATGGCATGGCTGACACGGAGATCCACTGGGCCATGAACAACGCCATCACATCCCTCACCAGCGCCCAGAACGCCGGGGCTTTACAGCAGATGCGAAACGCTCAGGCTTTGGGCATCGAGGTCAAAAAGTGCTGGAATTCCACCCACGACTACCGCACCCGTGAAATGCACCGCCTGCTAGACCAGCAGACGGCAGAGCTTGACGAGCCGTTCAAGGTCATGGGCTACGAGATTCAGCGACCAGGCGACCCCAACGCAGCGCCAGAGATGGTTTACCACTGCCGCTGTGTGCTGTCCTCTGCGCTGGGCAAGTACCCCCGGCAGAACGCCATGCAGCGAGACAATGTGACCAAAGAGACCACCCCCGTCATGGATTACACCGAGTGGTACAAGGCCAAGGGCGGCAAAGAGAAAGAACAAATGTGGTGGGCGGAAGAACGCAAGAGGAAGAAGGGATAAACTGTGCCGTATTACCCGGTAGAAAACACTCATAAGGCACTTTTCCCCGGAGCAGGCAAGTTCCATATGCCAATCATCAAACCGGAAACGGATATCCGCATTGATAAGCTAGAATGGATTCCCTTCGACAAAATCCAAAAGACCAAACCGGGCGACAGAACCGGGCAAGGCATCCATTTTTACTGCGTTGACCGTGCTTTTGAGGCCGTGTGGCGCACACCTGACAGATACATCCCGCTTTTGCAGCAGTTTGGCGCAGTATGCTCGCCGGACTTTTCTATGTACCGTGACCACCCGGAAGCGGTACAGATTTGGAGTATGTACAAACGGCACTGGCTCGCAGCGTACTGGCAAATGCACTGTATCAAGGTCATTCCGACCATCGAGTGGGTCTGGCCGGAAAGCTACGAGTGGTGCTTTGACGGAGAGCCGAGAAACGCCATTGTGTCCATTTCGTCGTGCGGCTGCATGAACGAAAAACTTGCCAAAACGCTGTTTACCAGTGGTTGCAAAGAGGCCATGCGGCGGCTGAATCCTACACAAGTTTTGTGGTATGGAAAGCCGCTGCCTGACATGGATTTCAACGCAACCGTTATAAAATCTGAATACAACAAAGTAATTGGGAGGTATTACGATGGGCGGAGGAGGAAGTCAAAGTAAAAGCAGCTACGCAAGAGCTGGCGAGGTCGCAACTAACGCCCGAAACATCGAAAATATGAACGAAGCCCAGTTAAATAAGGAAATCTCAAAGCTTCAGGACAAAATTCAAAATCTGGATGCGTCCATGAGCAGAAACCTTGAAGAGAGTGGCTATTCAAAAGCTATGCGGGATGCTTTTCCATTGAGCTCCGGCGGTGCCGGATGGTCAACGGCTGGCAAAACCAGACAGGAAAGAGAGCGCACCACAAGCCTGAAAAAAGCAAAAAATTATGTGGGTGCTCGCACACAAAAAGAAGCCGCCGCAAAAAAGCTTTCTGTACTGCAAAAAGCCAAAAAACAGGTTTCCGGCACTGGGAAAACTCAAAGCCAGCTTTCAAAATCAGCAAAAGCAGCAGTCACAAAAAGTGGCAACACCCTGAAATGGAAAACAACCAACAAGGGCGGTTACACGGCTGACGGCGGGTATATGTCAAAAGAAATCAGCGCTGGAAGCTATAAAATCCGTGGTTCTAGCGGCGTTTTCCACATCTATGACGGTTCAAAACAAATTGGAGGCGCGTCAAAGCTAAGCGACGCAAAAGCATTTGTGGAGGTTTGGCGCAAGAAAAAGAGGTGAGCTAGATGCACGACTGCGAATACTGCGAAATGATTAGACCGGGCGAAGAAAACGAAAAAGAACTGGTTGGCGATGAGCGGGCACAGCTACACATCGGGTGCGATGAAGACTATAAAATTTATCTGAAAGCCAACGGTATCTACGACGTTACTTGGTATCCAAACTTCTGCCCGGTGTGCGGACGCGATTTAAGACCTGTCAGCCCGGAATCTGATCCTAGCTTGGCAGAGCACTTTTTGTGGCTGGAACACGATCTAGCAATGGACGAATAAATGCCATGAAATTTAACTACGACATCAAATTTACCGACAACACCCCGCAGCTGCATGAGGCACTGGACTCATGGGCAGAGCGGGTGCTGACCATCTGGGGCATGACGGTGCAGGACTACGCCCAGCTGCTTGTGCCCACAGGCACGGCAGAAAGCACGGGTATTGAGGGCTATGTGGGCGGTGCGCTCAAGCAAAGCCTGACCTTTGTCCTCGACCTCACAAAAAAGACCGTGACTATCGGGTCCAACTTATTGTATTCAATTTTGGTTGAGCTTGGCACGGGCATCTTTGCCGAGAAGGGCAACGGGCGCAAAACACCGTGGATCTGGATGGATTTTAACGGAAAGTTTCACGCAACTCGAGGCATGAAAGCCAGCCCGTTCCTCCGCCCGGCGGTGGAAGAACACATTGACGAGCTGCGAGAGATCGCGGTGGAAGAAGCAAATCGGGAAAACTAAATACTCAGCGGTTGGCGCACGGCGTCAGCCGCTTTTTTATGCCGCTTTAGCTCAGGTTGGCAGAGCGCCGGATTTGTAACCCGGGGGCCGTGGGTTCAAGCCCCACAGGCGGCACCACACCGGCAGCACGTCCGGCAAATAAACCTTATTGCCAAGCATGGCAGCCCGAGCAAGGGCAGAAAGGACTATCACATGGCACTCAAAAGAGCTGACATCCGCACGATTCTGGAGAACCCCGAAACCTCCAACGATGACAAGGCCAAGGCCATTCTGGACGCCCTGCACAAGGAGACGGACGAACTCAAAGACCAGCTGGATGCAGAAAAAACAGCCCGCACACAGGCCGAAAAGGACCGTGATGCAGCCAACGGCGGCAAGCAGGCCGCTGAAAAGGCGCTGACCGACTACAAGGCCCAGCAGACCCAGAAGGACACCCACGCAGCCAAGGAAGCCAAGTTCCGGGAGCTGCTGAAGTCCGCCGGGGTACTGGACAAGTATGCAGATCGGGTCGTGCGGCTGTCCGGCGAGGACATCGACAAGCTGGAGCTGGACGATAAGGGCGAGGTCAAGGACGCCAAGAAGCACGCCGACAGCCTGAAAGCTGATTGGAGCGACTTCGTAGGCACTACGACCACCACCGGCGCGAAGGTGGACACCCCGCCCACCAATACCGGCTCCAAAATGACCAAAGAGCAAATTTTTGCAATCAAGGATTCTACCGAACGGCAGGCCGCGATTGCGGCAAATATCGACCTGTTCAATGGGACAGGCGATGGAAAGGACTAACTTATGCCTGCAAAAACTAATACCGTGATGGCCGCTGACATTCAGACCACTGCACGAGAGATCGACTTTGTGACCCGCTTCGGCCGCAACTGGGACCATCTGCGTGACATTATGGGTGTCACCCGCAAAATTGAAATGCTTCCCAACACGGTGCTGAAGAGCAAGTATGCACAGGGCACCCTGCAGGACGGAAAGGTTGGCGAGGGTGAGGAAATCCCCTACAGCAAGTACACCGTCAAGACCAAGGACTATGAGAAGATCACCCTCGAAAAGTGGGCCAAGGGTACGACCGCTGAAGCCATCCTCGAAAACGGTTACGAGAACGCTGTTCAGATGACCGATGACGAAATGCTGAATGACCTGACCGCTGATGTGGCTGGTCGCTTCTACAAGTACCTCAATACTGGCACCTTGAAAGGCACCTCTAAGACCTTTCAGGAGGCAATGGCAATGGCAAAGGGCCGCGTCCTGAACAAGTTCAAGACTATGCACCGTACTGCTACCGATGTTGTGGCGTTCGTGAATGTCCTGGACGTGTATGAGTACCTGGGAACCAGCGCCGTTATCAACGAACAGAGCGAGTTCGGCTTTAACTACATCAAGAACTTCATGGGTTACAAAACTGTTTTCCTGCTGGCAGAAACCGAAATTGCACGCGGCAAGGTTATCGCCACCCCTGCGGACAACATCGTTCTGTACTACGTCAGCCCCACCAACTCCGACTGGGCTCGCGCTGGCTTCCGCCTCACCACAGACAGCAAGACCGGCATTGTGGGCGTGAACACTCGCCCCGACTATGACACCTTTGTCACCGTTATCACCGCAATCATGGGAATGACGCTGTTTGCTGAATACATCGACGGCATCGCAGTTGAGACCATTACCCCGGCCGAAACGGTCTGACCTGCAAGGGGGTGACTTTGCATGACCGTCCCCGAGCTGTGCGTTTACACGCACAATTTTTTTGACCGGGCGGACGACCCCATTGCCGGAGAGTTCGCCTTTCAGCCAGACACCGTGCCCACCGGGGTAGTGCCGGGGCAGTATTTCCTTGTGTGCGGATCCATCTTCAATGACGGCGTGCACAAGGCCGGGGACGGCGATCTGACCGCCGAGACCTTCAACGGCACGGTGCAGCCCATGCGCGTGCCGCCTGATTTTGTGGCGCTGGCTGAAAAAATCGACGCATACGACAAGGCGCTCCCGTCCGGCGGCGTGTATGTGTCCCAGTCCTTTGCCGGGTGGTCTGGGACGATGGCTACAGGAGCGGACGGGCTGCCAGCAGACGGCAAGGCAAAGTTCCGGGCCGAGATCAACCAGTGGAGGAAGATGTGACATGGTCAATCCGTTCGCTGCATCCACCGTGATGCAGAGCTTTACCCAAAAATACCGCTTTCAGACCCGCAGCTATGAGCCGGACGGCGTGGGCGGCTTTGTGTCCGGCTGGCAGGACGGCCCAGAGTTTGAGGCCGTGGAGCGCCACGATACCACCGTGGAAGCACAGGTGGCAGAGCAGGCTGACACCGCCTCCACCTATACCCTTCTGGTCAACACCGGCGTTCCGCTGGCCTTCCCGGACTACATCCGACGGGTAAGCGATGGCCAGACTTTTCAAGTCACCAGCACAGCGGATGAAGGCAAAGCCCCGCCGGAATCCGGCATGGGACTTCGGGCCGTCAAGTGCAAAAAGGCGGTGCTGCCGTAATGGGACCGTCTGAGAGCATCAACCGGGCACTGAACACGTTTTTCAACGGCTTTGGCATCCCGGGCTATCTGGAAGATAACATCCCTCCTGCCGCTTCACTGCCCTATCTGACCTACAAGCCCACTATCCCCGGCGGGTGGAACGAAACGGCGCCCTTCCACGCCCGGCTGTGGTACCCAAGCAAGGGCGGCAGGGCCCCCATCCTGCAAACCGAAGATACGATCAGCGCAGCCCTCGCAAATGGCTTGACCATCCAATGCGAGGGCGGCGCTATTCTTTTGGACAAAGACGATAAAGATTGGGCACAGCCACTCAACAATACGCCTGAAGGGTATCTGTGCGAATACCTTATTTTTGAACTTACACGGCTTATACCGTGAGTAAAGGAGCAATATGGCAAGAAAATTTTCCAAAATTTCGCAGGAAGCGTTCAAGTCCATGCAGTTCAATGCCGGAATCGTGGTCAACAAGTTTGACCCGTCCGGCACGACCGAGATCCAGGATGCAGACATCATCACCGCTACCACCGGCGGCATCACTGCGACCTGCAAGGCGAACTTCACCGATCTGGGCGAGGACGTGGACAACGCCCAGAAGAACACCGCAGAGCTGATGCAGATCGAGGACTACGACTGCACGCTGGCCTTTACGGCCCTGAATGCCACAACGGACGTTATCAAGCTGGCACTGGGCGCTGCGGATGTGAGTGACAAGAAGGTCACCCCTCGCATGACGCTGGACCCGACGGAAAGCACCGGCGACTTTAAGGACATCTGGTGGGTCGGTGACACCATTGACGGTGGCTATGTGGCTGTACGTCTGATGAATGCACTCTCCACCGGCGGTTTGACCCTGAAGACGACCGACAAGGGCAAGGGCAACATTGCGGTCACTCTGACCGGCTGCCCCCGTCTGGGCAGCGACGTGGTGCCCATGGAGTGGTATTACAGCCCCAAGGTCGCAGCATAAGGAGGACGACGCATGAAATTTTTGACAGAGCTGCCCGATGAAGAGTTTCTCCGCCACTGCTGGCAGATCGCCGATGTGGCAGAGGAGGTCTTGGAAAAATCCAAGATCATGGAACTGCGCAAGGTTCTGCCGGTCCTGACCGGCGATGAAACGCCGGAGGAGCTGGAACAGAAGAAGAAGGAACAGGCAAAAAAGAACATTCAGGCTATGGCAAAAAGTTTGCTGTTCGACAATGCCGCTGCCACCGCAAAGCTGCTTCCGCTGCTCTATGAGCCGGACGTGGATGAAAACGGGGTGGTTGAAAACATTGGCCCGTTCAAGAAGATGCGCGCGGTGAAAGAGCTGCTGAACAACGATGATGTGATGGATTTTTTGCTCTGGTGTCTGCCGTTGGTGCTGGCGGGTACAGACGCCTGATTTCTTCCATCAGCCCGGACGCACTGCGGCTGTTTGGCAGGCCGTACATTTTGCAGCACTGCCTGAACGCTTTGCGGCAAGAGCGCATCACGCTCAGCTATCAGGCGTACATGACGGACGCTCTGGCACACCTTATAGGCGCAGAAGAGCGGTGGTACGACATGGTGGCCGGGCTTGTGGAAAACCGCCCACAGCCGCCGCAGCCGTCCGCTGATGAAGTGATAGCACGCATTAAAAATGGCTTGAACGGGGGTGATGGAACCTGAAACTTTTTGAATTGAGCGCCACCCTCGGGCTGGACGACAGTGCCTACCGGCAGGGAATCCAGAATGTGCAATCCGAGACGAAAAAGACCGTTTCTTCGCTGTCAGGAGAGTACAGCAAGGCCGCAAAGGCCGTAGTGGAGCTGACCAGACGCTACAACGAATCGGTGGGCAAGACCGGCAAAGCGTCCTCTGAGACCAAAAATCTCAAGACCATGCTGGCGCAGGCAGAAGCGCAGCTCAGGGCAACCACGACCGCGCTGAAAGCTGCAAACAACGGCATGGATGGCTTTGCCAGCTCCACGGATAAAGCGTCCGGCAAATCTCTGGCCGGTGCCATTGCGCAGGGCACGGTCATGGCGAACGTTTTCTCGGAGCTCGGATCCGCTGCTCTCCGTGCCGCAGAGGGGTTCATCTCTTCTGGCATCGAGTACAACGCCCAGATCGAAAGCTACACTGTTGGGCTTACCAATATGCTTGGCAGCGCAGAAGCTGCACAACAGGCAATTGACCAGATCCAGCAGGATGCAGCACGCACGCCGTTCAGCGTGGAAGCTCTTACACAGGCAAATCAGCTGCTGATCGGCGCAGGTGAAAACGCCACATACGCTGAAAAAACGATCATGGCGTTGGGAAATGCCGTATCGGCTACAGGCGGAAGCAATGCGGAGCTGTCCCGTATGGCAGCCAACTTACAGCAGATTGCCAATGTCGGCAAAGCCTCCGCAATCGACATCAAGCAGTTTGCTTATGCCGGCATTAACATTTACGGTCTGCTGGCCGACTACACAGGCAAGTCCACCGCCGAAGTGCAGAAAATGACTATCAGCTACGACCTTCTGACCCAGGCCCTACAGGCTGCGTCGGAAGAAGGTGGACGCTATTACGGCAGCATGGACACCCAGAGCCAGACCATGAACGGTCGAGTGTCCACACTGAAAGACAACGTCAAGCAGCTGGCAGGCCTTATGACAGGTGATTTGTCCAGCGGCGTCGGCGTGGTGATCTCCAATCTCAACGATCTTGTGGTCAAGGCACAAGAAGCCTACAAAACCGACGGCTGGATTGGTCTTGCAGGCGCAATTACCGGGTTGAGCGGCCCAATTTCGTCCGTCAAATCCTGGTTTGAGGGCTTTGCATCCAGTGCATCCACCTGGCTGGACAAGCTGAGCTATAAGCTCAACCGCTTTCTGGGAAAAGCGGCTACGGCGGATTACGACACATACGAGAAGTATGCGGACGCAAACCTCCGCCAAAGCAACCGTGACCGCTTACGGCAGCAAGCTCTTGCAGGCGTTGGCGTCAGCAATAAGAGCTGGTCCCAGCGGCAGGCGGAGTTGGCGGCAGCCAATGGCAACGGGGGCAGCTCCATCGTCACCACAGGCAGCGGCTCTTCCGGCAGAAAAAAATCCGGCTCCAAGTCCACCACCGAAACGGTCATTTCGTCCATCTCCAGAACAGCTACCACCACCGCGCAGAATGCGCTGGGCGCTGTGACCACCAGCATCCAGACCCTTACAGAAAAGGTCAAGGACAGCTCCGGCAAGATCAAAGACCGCATCACTGAGACCACCACCACCACCGGCAAGGAGATGGTGAACGGTGTTGCCACGACCTTTAAGCAGGTCGAGACCAAGGTCAACGGCACGGTCACAAAGGTCACAAAGACCTATGACGACATGTCAAAAACGCTGCTGGGTACCTTTACCAACGTCTCGGAAACCACCTTTGACGGCATCACCACAAAGGTGCAGCAGGCGGTGGAAAAGTACGCGGACGGCAGCGAGCATATCAAGAAGACCGTCACAGAGACCGGCCAGCGCATCGGCGAGAACGGCGCGGAGACCTACGAGAAGATCATCACCTACATCGACGGCATTCAAGACAAGGTGACGGAGACTTCCAACGAGATCGACAAGAGCGTGAAGGGCACCCAGAACCGCATTGACCAGCAGCTGAGCGAGGCCTCCGGCCAGCTGGACAAGGGCATTTTTGGACTGGTAAAGAACACCTTCAAAGACGCCAAAAACGGCGACTGGGCAAGTCTTGGGCTGGATTTTGTCAATCTGATCTGGGGCGAGGTGTCGCAGAAGCAGCGTGACGTGATCTCTAAGTGGCTTAAGGACGCGCTGACCGCAGTCAATGAGGGCTACTTCAGCGGCGGCATCGGCAAGGCGCTGGAATCCATCCAGAGCATCTTCACAAACGGCATTACTGCCGGAGTGGATGGCGCTACTACGTCTGTAAAGGCGTTCTCTGAGATCGTGCAGGGCCTTGCAAGCTCCGGCGGCGTGGGCGGAGCACTAGGCAGCATCGTTCAGAGCTTTTCCGGCATGGCAGGCGGCATCACCTCTGCACTGGGCGGCATCGTGTCCTTTGTGGCATCAAACCCCGTCCTTGCCCTGATCCTGGGCGTGGGTGCTGCGGGCGCAGTCGCTGGCGGCATCGGCCTTGCCATGTGGATGAACAAGAAGAACGACCAGCAGCCCGTCAGCCACTATCAGAGCCCCTTTGACAAGACCGGCGTGTACGACAGCCTGAGCGAGTTCTCCACCCGCTCTGCCATGCAGTACCGCGTTACCGGCCAGCAGTCCATCGTTGACCGGCAGACCAGCATTCTGGAACGCATTGAAGGGATGCTGGACGAGCATCTTCCTGCCATTGGCACCGGTCAGGTGGTCATGGATTCCGGTGAGCTGGTGGGCGTTATTTCGCCCAGAATGGCACAAAATGTTGACGCGCGCATCGGTGTGACCGTGACGAGGAAAGCGAGGGGTGTATAATGGGCAAACTTTTGGGCGCGCAAATTGGCGGCTTCCACACCCTGAAAGACTGGGGGCTGTATCTCAAGGTCGGAAGCCCAAAAATCGGCCCTGCTGAGGTGGACGAGCACCTTATACAGGTCACCGGATCGGACACCCTGCTTAACCTCACCACATGGGACGATGGCAAGGTGCACTATAAAAAGCGCACCATCACAATGGAGCTGCTCTGCAATGCCCCGAAAAGCAAGTGGCCCAGCATCGAAAGCACCATTGCCAATGCCATCCACGGCAAGTGGCTGCAGTGCAAGTTCGACGAGGATCCCACGTGGTACTGGGAAGGGCTGTGGAAAATCTCGCCGTCCCGTGACCGGCTTTCCAGCACCTTTACCATCACCGGCACCTGCAATCCCTTCAAGCGCAGCGTCTACGATGGCTCTAACGATTGGCTGTGGGATGACTTCAACTTTGAAACGGATATTGTGCGCAACTACACGGACATCCCGCTCAAGGCGGGCGAGGATAAAGAGGTGTCCATCACCGGTGCACCGCGTGCGGCCGGCATCTACTTCCAACGCAGCGAGACCGCAGCAGACATCGCGGTGTCTCTCAATGGCTTTGAGGTTGGCATCCTTGCAAAGTCTACAGAGTGGCAGTACATTGAGGGCTTGCATATGCCGGATGGCGTTGTAGGTACTCTCATCTTTGCGGCGTCTGCGGATTGCAGCATCAGCATCCGATATCTAGGGGGCAGCTTATGAGCTATAAAGTTTATGCAGGCGTCCAGACCGGCATTGACGTGTGGGAGACAAAGACCTGCATTTACGACCCAACAGACTACACGGACACAAAAAAGCTCATCAGTCCAACTCTGACACGGGAGGTGGGCAAGGCCGGTAGCTTGGAATTCACCCTGCCGCTTGGCAATGTGGCTCACTCAGCTTTGCAAAAAATGCGCACGACCGTGTCCGTAGAACAAGACGGTGCGCGCATCTGGGAGGGCAGGCCCATGAGCCATGAGCAGGATTTTATGCTGCGTCAAAAAGTCTTTTGCGAGGGAGAGCTGGCCTACCTCAACGACAGTTCCGTTGCGCCATATACAGCCAAAGACGTGACAATCAAGCAATTTCTTTCGTTCCTGCTGGAAAATCATACCGGCATGGTGGACGCATACAAGGCGTTTACCTGTGGAAATGTTGGCTTTCCGAGCACAAGCGTGGTGGTTCCAGAACTGCATAACTGCGTGATGAAACTGGACCACATGGCAGGTACTCCGGACAGTGACGGCGATTATATGTATGAATATGGACTTTATACCTCATCCGGCGTTCAGCTTGTGAGCCAATATGAAGTTGGCTTCTCGGATGACGACACGGCCCCGGATCCATCTGCGTACAGATGGACGCTGAACGTAAAGTATGAAGCCTCTTCCATTGACGGACAGATTTGGCGCACTGGAGAAGGCCTTTTTTCCGTGAGCGTAAACGTGGCTTTATCCTTGGATGGGGACGGACAAACGCACGAAGCCACGCAAAGAACGGTTACGCCGGATATCACATGCGCTACGCACTCAAAATCCTTTCCGCCTGAGACGGAATACAATCTCAAAGACACGGTCTCAAAAAAATGGAAAATTGAAAAGCAGGGAGACGGTTATGCCGTCCTGCTCAACGGTACAGCCCTGCCGGATTCTTCCGTGGTCCGTTACGATTCTGCGCCACGGTACACCTTTGGCGATGGACAAAATTTTGGCGTTACATGGGATGTCATCCAAAATGAGCTTGTGGATGTGTACGGCGGGTATCTGATCGTCCGGCACGAAAACGGGGCCAGGTATCTGGATTACGTCCGGGAAGTGCAGGAGAAAAACGGGCAGCCCATCGCATTCGGCACAAACCTGCTCGACCTGAACAGCTACGTCAAAGCAGAGGATATCGTCACCCGCGTCATTGCCGTCGGAAAAAAGAAATCCGGTTGGTTTTTGTGGAGACACGAAAGCACGATCACCGCCACCGCAAACGACGCTGCGGCCCAAAAGCTCTTTGGCATCATCACAAGGATCATCGTGATCGACGGAACCGCCAGCACAACACAGTCGCTTCTGGATGCCGCCAACGCGGAGCTGTCCAAAAACTTGCGTTATCTCGACGGAATCACGGTAAAGGCTGTGGACCTCAAGGATGCCGGTGTGGATATCGCCCGCCTTGGCTTTGGCAAGATGACACACATCTACTCCAACCCGCACGGGGTGAACACCTGGCTTTTGTGCTCTAAGATTGTGGAGCCTTTGGACGCGCCGGACAAAAAAGAATTCACGCTGGGCATTGATTTCTCCAGCGTCAGCGACTTGCAGGCCCTGAGCGCACGAAAAGCCAGTGACGCCTATGACCTGAGCCGCTCGCTGAAGGGCTATGCATCCGCAAAGGGGTGATAAATTGGATAAGACATTTGACGAAGCAATTTCCGAAGTCCGCAATGCGGAGCGCGGCGTGGAAGTACGGGAAGCCCTTGCACAGGGCTTTGAGTATGTGAAGCAGTATGGCGAGGCTGTTATCGCGCGGCAGGAAGAAGCCGTTCAGAGTGCGGAAACAGCCACAAACGCGGCGGCAACTGCCACAGCACAGGCCGCCGCAGCAGCCAAGACAGTCAAAGACGCCACTGCAAACGCCATAAGCGCAGCGCAAGAGCAGGCAGGTATTTCGACATCGAAAGCCGAGGAATCTGCTTCCAGTGCCGCAGGAGCAGCGGCCAGTCAAACTGCTGCCGCGTCTAGTGCATCTGCCGCAAAGGCCAGCGAGGAAGCAGCTGCAAAGAGTGCCGCGGACGCAAAGGCTATCGTGTCCACTGACACGACCCTGACTGTATCGGGCGCACCGGCTGATGCAAAGGCGACCGGCGACGCCCTGGCTCAGAGGTATACCAAGGACCAGGCCGACGCCAAGTTTGGCACCCCCTACGCCCTGCCGCCCGCTACGGCGGACCAGCTGGGCGGCGTGAAAGTGGGCGAAGCGCTGGACATCGCACCGGACGGCACCCTCAGCGCCAAAACGCTCAATGACAAGATCGCTGCCGCCGTGGCGGTCAAGTCGGAGCCCCGGCT